AAATCCAGGCCGGCCATCAGATCGCTTCGTCATCGTACAGCCGCCAGCTCTCCAGCGCGCCGGAGACCATGGCGATGTTGTTGGATCCGGACACGCCACCGATCTTGGTGGAATTGTCCTTGCGATTGCGTTGCGTCATCAGCTCATCACCGGGGTGCTCGACGATCCAGGCGATGAACTGCAGGCAGCCGACCACCACGCCGGCAGGCACCTCATCGGCGCATTTGAAGCCAGCGCGGTAGGCCGCCAGCATGTCGCCATTGAGATGATGCCCGGAGCTGCAGGGATCGCACGGGCAGCTGAGATCTATGAAGCCGGTGACGATCGGCACCCGGATGCTGCGGGAGCCCGGTGCTACGGTGAACACGCGGTTGTTGGCGGGGTTGCTGCCGCCATAGAGATAGACCATGCCATCGGCGACCGGATATTTCAGCCGGTGGATGTAGTGCAGCTTGCCCAGCCGCGGCGCCGACGGTCCCTGGATCGGCTCGGTCACGGTGCGCTGGCCGGACAGCAATAGCCCAGTGAACATCTCCGCGGCCTCGATCGCGGCAGCCCGATACAGCTCCAGCTGCTCATCGGTGACGCCAGGGATGTCATCGGTCTTGGTGTGATGGCGGATGGCGTCGATCGACAGCCGAGCCGACCAATCAAACTTGCTGACCTGATCCGGTGCGAACGGCACGCCAGGACGCGGCGACGGCGGCACCTGGCCCAGCATGCGATGCTGATTTCTCAGCACTTGGCAATTCCGATATCGAAGCAGTCGGTGCGCTGATAGCAGGTGCAGTCGCAGTCGAGCGCGCCCTGCAGCACGGTCAGCCGCCACACCTCGCAAAGATGCGCGGCCGGCGACACCTTGACGGGAAACGAGACCATGAAATAGCGCTTGTCGACCACCACGCCATTGCCATCGACCGATACGCTTGGTGTCGGCTTGACGTCGGCGCTCAATGTGCCGCCGACACCGAGCAGCACCTCGAACACGACTGCCGGATGCGTGCCGTCGGTCACGGAAACGAAGAAGCGATCGGCGCCCCGGTAGCCTGGATTCGGCAGATAGCTGAAATTGCCGTCGCTCTCGACCGACAGCTGGCCATACTTCGGACCGTACAGCGGCAGGTGCTTGAAGCTGAGCGGATCATTCTCGGGATCGGAAATGAAAGTGTTGAGATCGCCATCGAGTGTGGTGTCGAGCGTGACATCGAAATGCGGAGTCTCGGATGCGCTCGGCATGCCAGCGACATTGGTCGGGCAGGTCTCCATCTGTTCCAGCATGAACTGCGGCGCGCAATGCAGCTCGCCGATCGGCACCGCCCATGTGGCGTAGCCGACGCTGATCTTCGAGGTGGTGCCCGGCTTCAGCGCCATCTTCTCGCAGCAGCAGGTGATACAGCCGGCGGCGCTGGCTTCGGCGTCCTGGACAGTGAAGTGATACATGGCGACTCTCCGTTACGGGGGAGACCGACGCCGGTTGTAAGCCGGCGCCGGGATTCGCGGTCTTGGAGCGAGTGGTGTGGCTACTTCTTCGGCTGCGCCGATGGCGGGCTATTCGGCAGGCCTTGATCGGGCTTCGGCTGTGCGCCCGGCAAACCCTGGTCAGGCTGGTTGCCACCGCCTTCCGGCTTCTGCGCCCACGCCCAGGCCAGCGCGCCGTTGACGTTGACGATCACCCAGGCGCCTTCACTGGTGTCGACGCTCTCCGGTGGCTTCGGCGGCACGATGGCCGGATAGACCTTCGGCCCGCCGCTCGGTGGCAGCGAATTGTCGGGATAGCCGCCGACCGATCCCGGAGGACGGTTGCCGGGATGACCCGGCTGCCACGGCAGACCCTGATCCGGATAGCTCGGTGCGCCGCCCCAGATGCCGTCTCCGCCTCCGGGTAGACCGTGATCCGGGCGACCGGGGTACCATGGCAAACCTTGATCTGGATAGCTCGGTGCGCCGCCCCAGATGCCAGGCGGCCGACCACCCGGCAGACCGTGATCGGGATGGCCGGGTGCGCCACCGCCCCAGATGCCGGGCGGGCGACCGGGCAGACCCTGGTCCGGATAGCCTGGAATGCCGGGCAGACCCTGATCGGGCCGGCCATCGTTGACCGGCATGACGTAAGCTAGAAATGGTCGCATGTAGTTCTCCGTTGTTGTTGGCGTTGATTCTGCTGGTCGGAGAAAACCCAAGGGATCCGAAACCATTCGAGGCACGGGAGGTGTTGTGTGATCCGCAATCGATCCCGAATCCCTTGAGCCTTCAGCCAGTGCCGTCTACGCAGAGGGGCCGGTTTACGGACACTGGAAGCACGGTGATGGTGCTAGGGCGCGGCACACTGGAAGCACGGCGGCGGTGCGAGCGTCGTCGCAGCGTTGGCGGTGCACCGGTTAGTGCATCTGGTGGTAATCATGATCGTTCTCCCTTGGATTTACGTTCTTCCTTCGGCTCGAACTGCCTGTTGTAGGCAGCCGCCTCGGAAGCCTTCATCAGCCTGGCGTAGCCCTTCTCGATCAGATAATTGGCCACCTCAGCCTGCAGCACGGCATTCATGGTTTCCTTTTCCCACTCGACCTTGATGGTCGGGCCGAAAAAGCTCGGTCGATATTCGAACCATTTGATTTCGTCAGTCTCGCCGCTACTAACCAGCATGACGATGCCGAGCATGACGCCCTGGCCGGACACCGCCCGGCCGTCTTCACCGATGATCAGTTGATCCATGCCCGCGCTCCGCTAAGCCGGCGCAGCATGCGGTCTTTCCAAGGCAGATGCGGACAGACCGTTCGCGTCAAACGCACCACGGCCTTCGGCTCATCAGCTTTGTCGACCTCTTGCATGACACGAATGTAACCGTCGATGTCGGCGGTAAAGCTGACTTCGCTTTGCTGCCGATAAGAATCCAGCCGCATCATCATCGGCGACAGCATCTGCGGCATGTCACCGATCGCCATCAGCTCGCGGACGTTGGCGACATAGGGCGAGTAATCCGCCTCGCCTTCCTTGGCGAACACGAAAAGCCGGCCAAGCTTTGCCTGCGCCGGCAGCTGGCCCCGGATCATGACTTCATCACCGGGGCCAACGCGTAACGCTCTGCCGATCGCGACTCGCATGCTTACTTCGGTCCACTCAGTGTCGCGACGACTTCGATCTTGCCGGTGTCACCAGAAACCGGCTCGACCTGGATGAAGGCGTCCGGCTTGCACGGCAGCGTTGCCGTGCAGACCGAGCCAGCCTTCGTTCCCGCCGGGATGGTGAGGCTGGCATCTTCCGTCGAGACCGTGCCCCACGAGGCACGGCAGGTCAGCACTTCCTTGACTTTGTACTGAGGCGCCAGCGGTACGCATGGATTTGCGGGATCCGGCGGTGCAGCCGCGAACTCGAAAACCGCATCCGCGACAATGTCCGCCACCACATGGAACGTGAAGGAGAAGTTGACGTGGTAGCGGAGGTCGATTGGAGGGCTGAGGTTGACAGCAGTGATCGCCCTCCATGCCAACACACCCTGATGCTGGCTGGCAGTGTTGATGTTCATGGTTAGCTCCCTGTTGTCGCGAGCCCTGCTTACTTCGGGCCGCCGAGCACCACCACGACGACAACCTTGTCGGTGTCGCCGCTGACTTCGTTCACTCTGATAAACGCGTCCGGCTTGCACGGCAGTGTGGCGGTACAGATCGATCCGGCCTTGGTCCCGGCCGGAATCGTGATCTTGGAATCGGCGGCGCCGACGGCACCCCACGCTGACCTGCACGTCAGCACTTCCTCGACGTTGTGAAAGGCGCCGGGGACGCACGGATTGGCGACATCGGCGGGCGCGGCTTCGATTTCAAAGATGGCATCGGCCGCGATGTCCGCCGCGACCTGGAACGTCAGGCCGAAATGGACGTGGTACCGAATGTCCACCGCGCCACCAAGCGAACCAATGGCGGCGGCATTGGCAAATGCCAGAACGCCCTGGTTCTGGGAGGCGATGTTGATGTTCATGATGGATAGTCTCCTTGGATGTGGGGTTGGCTAGGCCGCCGGCTGTTGCTCGGCTGACTCCGGCGGCTGCTCAGATGGCTCGACTGCGAACTCGCCCGTGCGTACCAGCTGCCGGAAGCGCTCGTTGTCGAGCTTCCAGTTGTCGCTGGCGGTGGTGTCGGTCGGCGGGACGCTGCGTTCCTCGGCAGCGTTGGGCCGGCGCACGGGGCGTTGCTCCGCGGTCTCTCGTTCGGTGTCGGTCATTGGATCAACCTTTCCTGTTTACGAGCTGACTACGGGCCGACGGTGAGGATGCGCGCTGCCGGGCAGCACCCGACAAAGCCGCCATCCTCGGCACCGAACACGTACTGCACGCACCAGGCGGTCGAGCCGCCTTCCCATTGCTCCATCCACAGGCCGCGCTTGTTGACGGCATAGTAGGCCGCCTTCCAATTGCCGACCGCGACCAGGAAATCGCCGGTCGTGAACGGCGCACCGGTCGAGCCCTTGGTCAGGCCCTCGGTGGCGTCCGGCAGGCAGTTCGAGATCCGGATGTTCTCGCGAACGTCGTTCGGCGAGTAGGTCATCAGGCCATCGCCGAACAGGAAGCGGCCGTTGGAATCCACCATCGCCGCCAGATAGGCGAACATGTTCTGGTGCATCACCGCCACCACCGGACCGTATTCGACCGGCGCTGAGGCGTAGAACAGCCGGAAGTCGATATGGTTGAAGGTAGCGCCAGGGGTCTTCATGACCGGGAAGCAGCCGGCATTCATCCAGCCGGTCGGTCCGTCGATGCCGCCGCCGACCATCAGCGAGCGGTTGCGGTTGATGCGGTACGAGCGCGCCACCGCATTGTTCATGAAGCCGAGCAGATCATAATTGGCTTCGGTGAGAACCTTGCGGTTGAAGCAGAACACGCCGCGCCAGTCGTAGGTCTGGCCGTTCTTGAACTGCACGTTGCCTTCCGGGCCGTACTCGGCGTCGCACTTGGCATCGCAGGTGTACTGGCCGATCGCACCGTAATCGAGCACCTGCGGATACATGAACGACGATTTCGAGACGGTAGCCGAGTTGTAGAGATCGAGCAGCTCGGCGCACTCAACGATGCAGTTCAGTTCGATGCCGAGCATTTCCGGCGAGAACATCGCCGAGTCGAGCGATGCCGCCTCGAACGCCTTGCGCTCGAACTCGTCGAACGAGCGGATGATCTTCTGCTTGGACTCGATGCCGACCTTCATCAGCTTGCGGACGGCGGAACGGTAATGCGTCGCGTCGACCAGGTTGCTCATGTCAGGCACGAAGTCGTCATTGTCGCCGCCCTTGAACACGAAGGCACGGCGCTGCAGCTCGATCGCGGCCTTGGTGTCGGCTTCCTTGAGCGCGTCACCGCCACGCAGCAACGGTGCGTCGATTTCCTTTTTGACCTGGTCGAGCGCCTGGGTCAGGGTCTGCTGCTGGGTGACCAAAGCGGCGTACTCGACCGCATGCTTGGCGACCTGCGCCTTCAGCTCATCGCTGTCGGCCTTGATACCCTTGTAG